TGGGTTAGCAGCAGTGCATTGGCACACTCGCTCTGGCCGGTTTCCCCAGACCGTCGGCGTGACGCGCAACGGAACACTCAATCAGAACTTTGAAAACAAGAGATTTTCCGGAAAAGCTCGGCTAAACAGAGGCTTGAGACGATTGTGGCACGTGGACAGATCGTCAAAACAGGCCTAAAACAGAGCTTACAAGGTTACTTTGGAAACGTGCGGCCAGCGATCAGGCCAACAGGCCGACGGACATTTCCGGCAAATCGATATTCAGGTCGCCCTCACATTGCGTGAACTGGTTCTTCAAGCCAGAAAAGCGGTGATTGTTGACATCGGGCTCTAGCGGCAGCGGGCCCGATTTTCGTTTTTATCCTATCAGTCAGAAAGGAGCACCCATGTGTCTCTTTGGAGGAGGCGGTGCCAAACAGCCGGCTCCGGAACCGACCCCGCCACCGCCGCGTGACCCCAATCCGCAGCGGCAGGCCCGGAACCTGCAGGAAAACAGCCGCCGGCGACGGGCCGCAGTGTACAATTCGCGCGCGACCAACCTGACCACGCCATTGGGTGTGACCGATTTCGGTAGTGCCTCACGGCCTGGCGTCACTCTGCTGGGGCGGGCCTGATGGGGATTGTCGAGGACCTGAAAGCGGAGCTGCAATCCGCACGCGCGGAACGGCAATGGGTTGAAGCCGACTGGGAAGATTACGTGACTTATACGGCTCCGGACATGGAGCGGGGGTTCAATCGGACAGGCGGCGTCCTTGCACAAGACGGCATGGCGGCGCTCCGGCACTCCGCTGCCCGCAGCCGGTCGCGAAAACTTTATGACCCGACCGCGGTCTGGCTGCTGGATCGCCTGGCCTCAGGGGTCGGGTCGCTGACCATGCCGGAGGGGTTTTCCTGGCACGGTGTCGGGTTCGGCGATCCGTTTGCGCCGCCGCCGGAACAGCCTGAGGAAGAGTTTTTTGAAGTTGTCCGCGATCACCTTTTCCGGGTGCGTTCATCCGGCCGGTCCGGCTTTGCACTGGCCAACCGCTCGCGCATCCTGTCGACGGTCAAGTTGGGAACCGGTGTGCTTTACCCGGTCGAAAACGAAGACAATCTGGCTGATATCCGGACACCGATTCATTACCGCTATGTGCCGATCTATGAGATCTACCTGATCGTCGACGCGCAAGGAAACGATTGCGGCTTCTTCCGGGTCCGGTCGCTGAGTGCCTGGCAGGCGGTCAAGGAGTATGGCGGGAAAGTCTCCGAGCGGGTGAAGGAAGATGCCGGCGACCCGAAACGCAAGACACGTGAACATGTTTTCGTCCACGCCTGTTTCCTGCGCGAAGGTGGCCATCAGGCTGCGATCGACACGCGCAAATCGCGCTTCGAAAGCATTCATTTCGAAGAGGCGAGCGGTCATGTCTGCCGGCGGGGCGGGTTCTTCGAATATCCGCTTGTCATCAGCCGCTGGGACAGGGATGGGCTGTCGCCCTACGGGTCGCCGCCTCAGGCGAAACTGATGAGCGATATCAAGAGCCTGCAAAGCCTTGCGCGGGACAGTCTGATCGCCAGTTCCCAGGCCGTGCGTCCGCCGATCGCGACATATCGTGAAGAGCGGCAGCTCGATCTCAATCCCGGCCGGATCAATCCCGGCCTTATTGATGAGCAGGGCCGGGCCCTTTTTCGCCCGATGGTGGACACGGTCAATCCGGGCGCGGCCGACAGCCAGATCGAGAACATCCGCGAGAAGCTACGGGTCGGGCTTTACGGCGACCTGTGGCAGACGCTTCTGGAGGGCAGCGGCAGGACCGCGACCGAGGTCAATATCCGCCGCAAGGAAATGGCCGACATGATCGGACCGTTCTCAACCAACATCATGGCCGGCAATGAAAACCTGTTTGAGCGCGAGGTCGGAATTCTGGGGCGACGCGGGGCCTTTTCTCCCGGGTCGCCACTGGAACCGCCCGGGACCATTCTGGATCGAGACGTCACTTTGACGTCGACAGCTCCGATCGACCAGATGCGCGAAGCCGGACATTTTGAAGCCATCATGGGCTTTCAGGACTATCTCGGGATGGCCGCTGCCGCCGATCCGTCGATCCTGGACCTGCATGACCGGGACGAGGAATATGATCTGACCAGGCGCGCACTTGGATTGCCGGCCCGGTTGAAACGCAGGCCCGAAGAGGTGGAAACCCTCAGGCAGAAAAGGGTGGAAGAGACGTCACAGCAGCAACAGCTTGCAGTCGGCGAAAGCATGGCGCGCATGGCCAAAGACGGTGCTCCCCTGCTGGAGACCCTGGCCGATCCCGGAGGTGTCGCAGATGTGGCGTAGCCTCAAGCGGGCGGCAAGACGGCGGCAAGACAGGGCCGCAACCATCGAACGGGCCTATCGGTCCGTTTTTTTGTGCCCTGAAGGAGAACTCGTGCTGGCGGATCTGGCTGCGGAATGCGGGATCTACCAGGCGTCACCGGTGGCATTGGCCCCTCGCGAGAGCGGTTACATGGACGGCCGCAAGGCGCTTTTTGCACGCATCCTTGCGATGATCCGCATTTCGCCGGAAGAGCATGCCGCCCTTCAGGAAGCAGCGCGGCTGGAAATGATGCCTGACATTGACACCCAAAGGGAGGTTTGAGGATGGATGACAAGACAGGTGACCTGCCTGACAAGGAGGCCATTGCGGGTTCGGACAGCCAGACCTTTCTGGCGGGCGTGAGCGACGACAACCTGGCCTTTGCGAGCGCGCAAGGCTGGGACAGTGCGGAGGGGCTGATCGAGGAGTATCGCGGTCTGCAGGCGCAATTGGCACAATCGGTTCAGCTTCCGGGCGACATGGCCGGTCCGGAAGAGATCGATGCGGTTTACGGCGAGCTCGCCACGCGTTGGACGCCGAAAGACGGCTACCGGTTCAAGATGCCCGAAACTCTCCCGGAGGCCTTTCCCTACGACCAGGCCTTTGCGGAAGAAGTTGGTGGCTGGTTTCAGGAGGCGGGACTTCCGCCGTCGGCCGCGCAAAAGCTGCATGACCGCTGGCTCGAAAAGATGTCCGAGCACTATGTCGAGCAGCACCGTGCTGACAGCGAAGCGGGCGCTGCCCGAGCTGAAGCCGTGCACAGGGCCCATGAGGAAATCGTGCGCGAACATGGTGACGCGGGGAGTGACGGCTACCAGAACCTTGTGGCGAGGGCGGATCGGGCGTTAGCCGGGCTCAAATCGGCAGGTGTCGACCTAAGCGACTGGTTCGTCGGGAAAGGCGCCCTGACGCAAGCAGATGAGACCGGCCTGCAAAAGGTGTCCGATCCCATGGCTGTCAAACTGCTGGCCTTCATTCATGACAGGGCGTTTGCAGAAGACAGTCTGGAAAGCTTCAGCAAAACCGCCGATGATGCCAACCCGTTCGATACGGGCAAACCGGATCTCAAACGGCAATCGGAATTGCTGGAGCGGCAACCGGCACAGGCGCGGAGGCTGATCCTGTCCGCGGGCCGGGCGCCAAGTCTGTTCGGTCTCTGACATCGGATCCGGTTCTGGCTGGCGATCCGCGGGTATTCTTCGAACCAGGATTTGCGACTGCGAAATTGCAGATCGTGTCAATCCGGCAATTTTTGGTTGAAGTTGGAACATAAAGAGAACATAATCGCAGGCAAAGTTCAGTCATCAGCCCACAGGTGACAGGAGAGACGGTGGTTTCCTTAAACTTCAAACTCTCGATTGTGCTCACAATCGGACTCTTTGCTTACTACGCTTATACTTCGAGACCGGCACCAATGATCGACCTTAGCCAAGTCGAATATCGTATTGGCGATGGCGTCCCTGGCGGCTGGAACAAAATCTGTCTGCTCGGACAACAAGAAATTCCGGGCGCCTTTGTAGCCGGGGCCTCGGAAAACCCGTGTGATTTAAAGATGGGGTCTGAGCTGGAAGTTCGCACCGGGCGTGTTCTCATGGTCTATCTGTACGAGACCCGACAATGCGAAGCCAAATGGTTCTCGGGCTATTTCCTGGCGAAGAATATCTCCGAAACGCGTTGTTTTTTGCCCAAGGATACGCGGACCCTTTCCTTGCACTTTGAAAATGAGATTATCAATTTGAGATCCAAATAATGGCAGAGATAAAATTAGAGGATACTTACAGGCGATACAGAGATGTCGAACTTGTGTCTTTTCGAAAGAAGTATAAGCCGACAAATTGGCGCGGTCAGTCGGATTTCAATGCGGTTGCACATGCGCTGACCTCCGCCGGTCTTGCCTATAATCACGGTTTCGAGCAGGCGGGATTTGCGGGAGAACTCCGCGAAATCGAGAGCATCCTGTTTGACGAAGCAAACACGACCCAAGACTCTCTCAGAGACAATTTCAACAACAAGGTCGGCCTCGCAATCGCGAAATTCGCTCTTGAGAACAGACTTCCCGAGACGTCGCTCGCGATCTTGACCAAGGACGCACTGGATCGGGGCCTGCTGGCCGTCTCTCCTCAATCGGATCCGAGAGTTAACTGGTACGGGGCGATAGCCGGCCGGGACTTCAAGGAACTGTTCGATGGACCATCGCCAGCCACCACTGCCGCCCTGCAACAAACCACCGGTGTAAAAGGTCTGAAAGCTGGTGTTCTGACAGGTCCGGGTCTGCCTGCAAAGGATCTCGGTCTGACCGGTATTTCAGCAACACCGAAGCCGTCACCCGGGTCGCCGAAATCGGCTGGTTCGAGACGACCGCCAGAGGCCGTTCACCCCGGGGCAGGTGCCTTGCGTTCCGACCGAGACGCTCTTGATCGCTTGGAACATCACCCCTCGCCACGAGAAGGCCTCCAGGGCGGCGCACAGCGTGGGCCGCAAACGAGTGACGAAGACCCTCGGCTTGCCGGACAGGAACACCCGGCAATCAAAAGCAATCCGTTCGACCTGAAACAGCCTGATCTCAGACTGCAGGCGGCTCTGATCGAACGCTCGCCAGCCCTGGCGGCGCAGTTGATCTTGTCGGCTGGCCGGAAGCCGAGACTGTTCGGTTTGTAAGCTGCACCTGCCGTGTTGAGCGATCGAGAGTTGCTCAATACTGCGTTCCCGAGAATTTCAGGCTCTGACACAAAGCTTTGCTCACCTGTTTTGGGGAATTCAGCCCGGACAGGCAGGAAACGGTTGACCGTTTAAGGGAATGCCGACCCTCAAGCTGTTGCGGGGCGCAGCAACCGCGCCAATTTGCAAACGCTTTAGCGAATTGCCTCTCAGCAGAGAATTTTAAAAAGGACATTCAATGACTTCTGCAATTTCAGACATTGTCGTGCCGCGCGTTTTCACGCCATATATGGCGGAGAACAAGCCAGCGAAACTCATCCTTCTGGAGAAATCCGGGATCCTGGCGGCTCCGGCCCCCGACATCGCAAAACGGTTCAAGGCCGGCGGCAATCAGGTCGAGGTCCCTTACTGGGAAGATCTCGACGATGCCGAGCCGACCATCATTGACGACAGCGACAACAAGATTGCCGTGTCGAAGATCGCCGCGAGCGACATGCGGGCCTACAAGCACCGGCTTGCCAAGAAATACGGTGCCAAGACGGTTGCCAGCTACGCCGCAACCGGCCGCGGCGACAGCGCCATGAACCGGGTCGCAGAGCGGATCGGTGCCTATTGGGGTCGCCGAAAGGAAGAGCGCATCATTGCCACGGCGGAAGGCGTGTTGGCGGACAACGTCGCCAATGACGGTGGCGACATGGTCTATTCGATCTATTCCGATGTCGGTTCGCCGACGGCCGCCAACCGGATCAGCTATCAGGCGATCAACCGGGCCCGTCTGACCATGGGGGAAAACCTCGACGATCTGCGCGTGATCGCGATGCACAGCTTCGTTTACGGCACACTGCTGGACGATGAGAAGATCGAATTCAAGAAGCCGTCCGAAGCCCCGTTCGAGGTTCCCTATTATGCCGGCATGATGGTAGTACATTCCGAAATGATGCCGGTGACGACCGGGGGCAGCGCAGACGAGTATTCGTGTTTTCTGTTTGCGCCGGGCGCCTTCATGCATATCGACGAAGTGCCGAACCGCCCGACCATCTATGGCAACGAAGGCACGGAAATCACGCGCGATCCGGATATCGGCGATGGTGGCGGAGCCGATTACCTGACCACCCGCCGCTTCGAGATGATCCACCCCGCCGGCATGGATTTCACCGGCACATCGCTTGCCAAGTCGCAAGGCGCGACGCTCGCCGAGTTGCGCAATGCGGCCAACTGGGACCGGAAATACAACCGCAAGAACGTCAAGTTTGCCTGTCTGAAGGTGAATATCTGACGGTTTGAAGGATCTCACGCGAACACGTTCGGGCAGCTTCGGCTGCCTTTTTTCATGGGGAAGGAATGCCATGAACGAGATAATCGAACGCCGGCTGCGTCACCTGAAGCGCCTGCAAGCGGATCACAACAAGGATTTCTGGTCCCGTTTCGGCGATCAGAAGCTTGACGATGACAAGGTGGTCCGCCTGTCCGACACCCTTGCAGCAAACTGGAACAGGCAAGGCGAGAGCCGAGATCCTGGCCACGTTGCCGCCGGAACGCCCGAGGGGCAAAGGCCGTTGCCGAAAGGCTGGCGCAACGAACACTGGAAAACGCAGCAGGCCATGGCTTTCGATTATGCCGGGGTGCGGGCGTCAACCAAGGCCGAAGCCATGAAGGTCCTCCAGACCTATGAGGATGGGCCCGACCTTCCCCCCGCAGCCTGATCTGCCCGACTAAGAAGAGGACCGGATGTCTGGTACCGTCCACACCGCCGTAGAGATGGCCAATCTGGCCCTTGCGCATCTGAAAGAGGCCCCGGTGCGGGATTTCGACTATTCGTCTGTCGCATCCCGCTGGTTCCGCAACCATTATGCGGCCCACCGGGATGCTTACCTTGCGATGCACGACTGGGACTTCGCCAAAGCGCTTGTCCGGTTGCCCGCCGAGGTCGAACGGCCCCCGTTCCGCTGGGCATACCAGTACCGGAAACCCGTCGATTGTCTCCGCCTGCCGCTGCAAAGCGAGAACGGTGAAGCAGATGGGGCGCTGATCCCGTTCGAGGTCATTGGTCAGAGAATTCTGAGCAACCAGCCGCCGCCCTTTCCGCTTCGCTACATTCGAAGGGTCAACCGCGAGACCGAGTTTTCGCCGCTCTTCGTCCAGGGGCTGTCGCTGTTCCTGGCGGCCGGGTGCGCTCACGTGATCACGGGCAAGAACAGTCGTGCGGAGAGCCTCAGGGCAGCCGCCCGAGAGGCATTCGAGCAGGCCGGCATTGCCGATGCCCAACAGGGCACACCGCTGCCGATGATCGATCTGGAAATTATCACTGACCGATGAGTTATCACCTACAAGCAACCTTCAGCCGCGGCGAGCTCGATCCGGAATTGCTTTACCGATCCGAGCTGGAACTGTTTCGATCGGCGCTGGCGGAATGCCAGAACTTCGTGACGTTGAAGCGCGGCGGTCTGCGGCGGCGCGGGGGCACCCGTTTTGTCGCGCAACTCAAGAACAGCCTTCACGGCGGCTGGCTGATTCCGTTCGAGTTCGGCAATGGCCAGTCCTACATGCTGGAATTCGGCGAACAGTATTTTCGGGTGTTCACAAGCTCGGGGCGGGTCGCCAATGTGGACGTCCCGACACCCTACAGCGTGTCCGACCTTGCCGGCCTCAAATTCGTGCAATCAACCGACACGCTGTTCATTGCGGGCGGCGATGTTGCACCCCACGCGTTGACACGCCGCGGGGAGACAGACTGGGCGCTTGCACCGATGGAGTTCCAGGATGGCCCCTATCTGGATGTGAATGTTGCGCCGACCAATCTGACACCTTCCGGTCTTGGCAACCCGGTCCCCAAGATGACGTCGAACACGCAACCCGGTGGGACCGTCACTGCCTCGAATGGCGCTGCGTCAGCCTGGCAGGTTTTCGACCGCGCGGAGGGCAAGGTCGTTCTGTCCGGCGGCGCGAGCGGTTGGGTTCAGTACCGGTTTGCCAGTGCTGTGGTCATCGATGCCTACATGCTGCAAGCGCCGAATGACAACAGCCAGAATGATGACATGCCCTGGCAGTGGAACATCGAGGCGTCGGTGGACGGCTTGGACTGGATCATTCTGGACACGCAGGACGGCCAGGACACCTGGGCGTCCAACGAGTGGCGACAATACGCCTTTCACAACAAGACGCCTTTCACCCATTACCGCTTCAGTTTCAGCCAGGGTGGCGGACCGGAAGGCGACAACTCCGCGATCGGTCAGCTGGTGTTTCACCAGGCGGGGGAGGACCAGACACCGTTCACTCTGTCCGCTTCCGGGACGACGGGCGTCAACGGAAATTCCGGTTTCCTCGCTTCCGATGTGGGGCGGCATATCCGCTTTCGCGGATCGGACGGTTTCTGGCGCTGGTTCAAGATTACGAGCCGTACCAACTCCAAGACAGTCAGGGTGCAGCTCTTCGGCCAGGCCTTGCTGGACACGAAGGCACAGACTGCCTGGCGACTGGGCGCCTGGTCGGGAACGACCGGATGGCCACAGACGATCGGCTGGCACAAGAACCGTCTTGCCTTTGCCGGGACACGCGAGGAGCCTCAGAAAGTCTGGGAAAGCCAGACGGAGGACTACAACAATTTTTCCGTCTCCCATGTGCTTCAGGCATCCGACGCCGTCTCCGCAGCCATTTTGTCCGGCCAGGTCAACCGCATACAATGGCTGGTGGACGACAATGACCTGATTGTCGGGACAACCCGCGCGGTGCGTGCGCTCGGCAAGGCAACCGAGCAGGATCCCTACGGGCCGGAGAATGTGGACCAGCGGCCGGAAACCAATTTCGGTGCCAACGGCATCAGTCCGATCAAGATCGGATCTGTCCTGCTGTATTTCGGCGCCTATGGCACCGACATGCGTGAAATAGCCTACGATTACGGGGCGGATGGACGCGTTTCGCAATCGGTCAGCGAGGTCCAGTCTCACCTGTTTCGCAATGGCATTGCCGGCGCCTGTTACCAGCAATACCCGGACAGTGTTCTTTGGTTGTGGGACCGGGTGGGAGGGTGCGTCGGCTTTACATATGAGCGCCAACAACAGGTCTACGGCATGCATCGCCATGACTTTGGGGGTGATGTCGAGTGTATGGCCGATCTCTCCGCAGACGGGTCAGACGAAATCTGGATGATCGTTAAGCGCATCATCAATGGTGAAGTGCGCCGGTATATCGAAATCATGCAGAGACCGTTTTCAGGCGAAACCATCGAGGACGCCTGGCATCTCGATAGCGCCGCCAGGTATGAGGGGGCGCCTGCCAACACCTTGTCAAACCTTGATCATCTTGAAGGCGAAGATGTCATTCTCTACGCCGATGGCACCGACTATCCGGCCACGGTAAGCGCCGGCGAGGTCAGCTTGCCCAATGGCCGGACGGCCACCAGGATCCTCGTCGGGCTCGATGTCCGTGCAAAGGCAAAAACGCTGCCTTTTCCGGTTCAGGCGCCCGACGGCGCCACGTTGGGCCGGAAACTGCGCGTCGACACGTGTGCGCTTGCCGTTCTGGAGACGGGGACGTTGAAAGCCGGTGCAAACGGAACGCATCTGGATCAGCTTATCCACTACCGTGCCGGCGACCCGGCCGGTTCTCCCGCGCCTTTGCGAACCGGCGTCCTCAGCCAGCCGGTGGAGACAAGGTGGGAAGAGGGCGGTCAGCTCACACTGGAAGCCAGCGGCGGCAAACCTTCAACAATACTTGCCATCAATTTTGGCAGAGACGGAGAACCCTGAGCATGTGCCATCCTGCAATTCTGACGGCCGTTTCGGTTGTCGGCTCCCTTGCCGGCGCCGCAACGGAGGCCCAAGGTATCCGGCAACAGGCGGAAGCCAATGCCAAGGCGGAGGAGCGTCGCGCCGAACTCGCCGAGCGCCAAAAGGAAGTCAACCAGACGCGTGCCTCCTTCGAACGAAAGCGTTCCATGGACCAGTATCAGCGTATCGTCGGCAACAATCGGGCCGCAGGAGCCGAAAGAGGTCTTTCTGAAACCGGGTCCCTGACAGATGTCCTCAACGACAACGCGCTGGAGGCTGCGCAAACGATCGAGGCGATCCGGTATCGCGCGGAAGGCGAGCGGGGAAACCTGTCTTTCGAGGCTGCCACCGCAAGGGAACGTGCGGTGTCACACAGGGCCGCGGGAAGGATCGGGGCACAAAGCGCCATTCTTGGCGGGGTGACGGGCGCCTTCACCGCTTTGGGCAATGCACGCTACACGATCCGCTAAAAGGTTGGGTGAAAACTCTTGGCAAGATTGACGAGATTTCGAGGTCCGAACACCCTTCCGGATGTTCGACGGCCTCAGGTTGTCGCCGACACCGCTGTCGGCAAGGCGACCGAAACGCTTGGCCGTCAGATCGGTCAAAGCTCTCGGGACGTTGTCCGCCTGGGGCGGTTGTTGAACAAGCGGCAGGAGGGGCTGGACGCGCTGACGCGTGAAAAGGCGAAGCTTGAGCTCGACAAGAAGCTCAAGGAGACAGAGGCATTCGAGCGACAGGCACATCAGCCCGCGGGAGCCGGATTTACCGAAACCATGCTGGCGCATTACGTCCGCGAAGGGCAAGCGGTGATCGAGGCGCAGCCGGAGCGGTTGCGGCCGCAGCTTGCAGCGGAACTGGAACAGCAGCGGGCGTTGTACGCAAAACGCTTTGCCGCAGCGGAATATGGCGCCTCCCAGAACTTCGTCCGCAGCGGCATTGACGAGATAATAGAGTCGCAGAAAGCGTTGGTTGCCGAAGATCCAGCGTCTGTCGACTTGGCGCTTGAAAGGGTTGTCCGCGTTCTGGGTAGTGCGGCCTTGCCGGACAGCGTCACGCGGGCTCTCCAGAGCTCAAGCCGCGACACGCTGATCGAAACCTGGTTCAAGTCGTTTGCTCCAGAGACCCGGCTGGAGCTGATCGAGCAGGCGGAGAAAACCGACGAAGACCTCGACGCAACGCAGCCGACGACTGCCGCTTCTTCAAAAGGGGGCAGCCGGGTCCGTGAGCTGACGCCGGCGGCGCGCGGGCGTCTCAAAGCCGAGGCCCAGGCAGATCTTGCCATTGCGGAAATTCGCGAAAGCGAGGAATTGGCGGGCCTGATTGCCTCCGAGGGTAGCGGCTTCGACCCGCAGATGATCCGGCAAAGCTCAAGACTGGATCCAGCGCACAAGCGACAGCTCCTGACCCTTCTGGACGGACAGCTTCAGCGGGACCAGACCGAGTTGGCAGCGATTGACTGGCTGCGAAACCCGGGAGCCGCAGACCAACGGTCCCCGACGGATCGGGAACGCGCTGATCGTGCCTTTCAGAGGTTGAAACAGGGCGGTGGGGAGCCGGATCAGCTGGCCCGGCAGATGTTGCGGCGCAAGGGCGTCCTGCCCGAAACCTATGCTGCCGGACTTGCCAGCGAGCTGCACAGCACCAACGCGGCCGTTTTGCAATCGGCCCATGAGACCCTGTCGGCACTTGCGCAGATCGAAGCAGAACCGATCCGGTCCGGCTTGAACGGTCGGGTTTTGGAGGACGGTCTGCGAAAGTGGCGGGTTTTGGTTGAGCTTCGGGGACTCGATGCGCCCCAAGCCGCACGCAAGCTTGCCTTGGCGAATGATCCGGACCGGCGCAAGGGCCTTGAAAGCGAATTGACCGCTGATCCGGTGCGTATGGGTGGTGCCCAACTCGATGCGCAACACCTGTTGGCGCGCCTTGCCGGGCATGAACTGGCAGGCGGCGCTTCCGTCTAGGCTGTCTCTGAGCCGATACCGGGCGCGAGATCAATTTCAAATTCTTATCACTGACTGGGATCACCCAGGCGACGCTTTGCTGCGCAAGCGAGCTGAAAGGCACGAAATGACAATTGCAGCTATATCAGAAGGCCGAGTCCAGATTACGGGCGATGGCGTGGCCGATCGTATCGATTTGCCGTTCCAATTTGTCGATCAATCCAATCTGGAAGTGGTCCACCGGGACCTCAGCGGCAACACGCAGGTCTGGCAGTTTCAGCAAAGCCCCGGAAACTGGTTTTTCACCGGAGGGGATTTTTCGACCGGTACCGTCTTTTTCGAGCCGGGCGCCTTGTTACCCGGCGAACAGTTGACCGTGCTTCTGGTGAGCGACTTCCGCCAGCCCTACAGCCTGGCCGGCGGCGAAATCGATCCGGAGGTGATGGAAAGGGCCATGGACCGGTCTGCCATCAACATGCAGTCCGTCGCCACGCGGGCGCTTCTGGACAAGAATGGCGGTTATGACCTGGAAGGCCGGCGTGTAAGCAATGGTCTGGAAGCAGCCGACAACAGCGATCTGCCCACCCTGCAACAGGTTCTCGAGATTGCGAACATGCCCGGTACCCAGGGTCCGAAGGGTCCGGTGGGGGACCAGGGGCCCGTGGGGCCAGCCGGCGCGCAAGGGCCGGAAGGTCCCCAAGGCCCGCAAGGCGAACGGGGGCCTGTGGGCTATGAGGGGCCGCGGGGCCCGACCGGATTGCAGGGGGCGGAAGGACCAAGAGGTCCCGAAGGTCCGAGCGGGCCCACGGGAGCGCAGGGTCCGATCGGGTTCCAGGGACCGCAAGGCCCGGAGGGGCCGATCGGCAAATCCTTTGATCCGGATGCATCCGGCCTGACGGCGGATCGCTCAGCGTATGGTGCCGAACCAGCCAATTTCTCGTTTCTCGATGTCGAAACCGGGACCGTCTATTTCAAACTGTCCAATGAGATCGGTGCCTGGTCGGCCGGGGTTCCCTTTGGCCGTGGTCCGCAGGGGCTGCAGGGGCCGCAGGGAATACAGGGGCCGTCCGGGCCGATCGGCCTCAACCATCGCGGGACCTGGGCGAGCTCGATTGCTTATGCGGTCAAGGACACCGTTTTTCATGACGGTTCCTATTTCCTGTGCCTGTCAGGCCATACTGGCATTCAGCCAGCGGTCGAGGCTGCCGAATGGGATCTGGTCGCTTCGCGCGGGGAGCGCGGGCTCCAGGGTCAACAAGGCGTTCAGGGACCTGAGGGCCCCCAGGGCACGCAGGGGCCGGAGGGATTGCAGGGCCCAAAAGGGGACACCGGCGCACAGGGACCGACGGGGGCACAGGGACCACAGGGTGCCCAGGGAGATCCCGGATTGATCTACAGGGGCATGTGGACGTCGGCGGCAACCTACAATTCAGACGAGACGGTTACCTATAACGGGTCTGCCTTCATTTCGCTGACCGTCAACCAGGGGCAGAATCCCAGCACCTCGCCGGGTGACTGGGGGCTGTTGGCCGCCAAGGGCGACACAGGCGCGGTCGGCGCGACCGGTCCACAAGGGCCGCAGGGGCCACAGGGCACGACAAGCTACAATGCGGGCACGCTTGACGGTCTCGACAGTACCAAATTCGTGCGCGCGGATACGTCCGATACGATGGCCGGCAGCTATACGATCACGTCAAATCTCTCCGTGCACGGCGGCTTTTACAGCGGCAAGAACGGCGGCGGCGACAGCTGGCACTATTTTTACGACGACAATTCAAACCAGTGGCGGTCGCTGGGCTGGGATGACAGTTCCAACGCCTTTGTCGCGGAAGAAAACGACGGCGGCCTGCACCGGTTGGCGCTGGTCGATGCCCAATCAAGTTCAAGCGCGACCAATTTTCCGGTCGGGCATGTTATTATTGTTTCTTATGGTTCTATCCCGGATCGAAACATGAGTCGGGCTATCTATTTGTTAGGGTCAAATAATGACCAGTACATCGATGGATCACATACTGGTTCGAAGGGAGCGCAGCTATCGGGAACATGGCGCGCACGTGGTGTATCAGGAGAAAACACAGCGCTGTGGCAAAGGGTTGCCTAGCTCTTCAGGCTTATAGTCCCAGTATTCTGAGCGCATTCTGATTATCCGATTAGTCTTAAAGACCACCGCCCCCAAAAGGGGCGGTTTTTTTTGAAGGAAATTTCATGAAATTGATGACCGATTGGCGCAGGGTCCTGCGCAAGGCGTGGAGTGTCCGTTTGATGGCACTGGCTGCCCTTCTGTCCGGAGCCGAGGCTGCTTCGCCAGTGCTGGGCGAATTTCTAGGTGTCGGGCCGTTCGCGCTGATGACAGCCCTTTTGACGGTTGGCGCGCTCGTGGCGCGCCTGGTTGCACAAAAGGGGTTTGACCATGCGGCGTAGATCCCGGCTCGTCGGCGCGGTCGGGGCTGCGGCCATTGCGCTTGTCGGTGCCTGGGAAGGGCTTCGTCTGACCGCCTATCGCGATGTGGTTGGCATCCCGACCGTCTGTTATGGCGAGACCCATGGCGTGAAACTGGGCGACCGGCACTCCAAGGCTGACTGCGACGCCATGTTGCTGGCTTCGCTCAAGAAACACGAAAGGGGCATGCGCCGGTGCCTGAACCGGCCGGATGCCATTCCCGCCAAATCCTATGTCGCCTTCGTGTCCCTAACCTACAATATCGGGGTTGGTGCCTTTTGCCGTTCGACGGCCCGCCGTCGTCTCAATGCCGGTGATATCAGCGGGGCATGTGATGCCGCCACCTGGTTCAACAAGGCGGGCGGGCGCACGATCAGGGGTTTGATCAACAGGCGCAGCGCGGAACATGAGCTTTGTCTGGAGGGGCTTGGATGATCGCCATGCTGTTGAAAAGCCGGGCGGTGTGCTCGGTGCTTTCCGTGGCCGCCGTTTCGGGCGGCCTATTTGTTTGGCACACGCTCGACAAATCCAGCGCGGTACGCCGGGCGGTTGCGGAGCATGTTGCGGCAATCGAATTGTCTGCCTTGCGCGTTCAGCTGAACGAGCTCAATCGCAGGCAAGCGGTGGCCGACATGGCCAAGAAGCGGCTGAAAGTGGAAATCGAAAAGGCAACGGCGCGTGCCGAAGCCGCCAGTGAGGAGCTGGAACACTATGTCTCGACCGTTGAAGACACTTGCATTGTTGATCCCGACCTTCACGGCCGCCTGCACAACCGCTGACACCGGGGCCAACCTCGCCGCCTATGAACAGGGCATAGCCGCAACGGCTGCGAACCTGCCCGATCTTCCGTCAGATTGCCGGAAACGGGAGATTTCGGGTGTACGCGGCAAGGAGCCGCTCGATCTGGCACTGCTGAAAACCGACCGCGCGCTCGGGCGCGCGAATGCGCGGCTCGCGAGATGCGGTGGCTGGTATGACGCGCTTCAATCCGGATACGCAAGGAGATGACGTGACTGAAGAGGAACTGTGCCTGTTGGCGCACAAGAGCGGAAAGGAAGGCGGGCGGGAAGCCGCGCGGGAGGTGTTACGCGCCCTCGGCGTCGATACCGAACACCCGCTCGAGGCCCAAAAGGACATGCATTTCCTGCGGGATCTGCGCAAGGGAACATCAAGCATCAAGGGCAAAATCATCAACACAGTTGTCGGTGCGCTCGCGCTCGCCGGGCTATACAAGCTTGTCTCCGGTATCAAATGGAACGGCTGA